AAGTCAAATGATAGATGCTTCATTTCCTTACGGGCAAACTTTATGATTTGGTCGGTCTTTGCTTCCAGCTCTTCCCTTAAAATGTCATTGAAACTCTTAACTTCCTGCTTTGCAAACTGGGTTGCTGCTTTGGCTTCCCTTTGCTTCCACTCTTCACGAAGCTTTTCTACCTCGTCCATTGTTACTTTGTTCAGTTCAATAGCTTTCTTTTCGATCTCGGCAGTTCCTGCCTTTACTTCAGCTTCTACCTTAGTAGAAATGTCTTTTGTCGCTGTCTCAACCTTTTCGGTTACTGTTTTGTGGAGTCCGTCTAACTTGTCACCAAGAGACTTCAATTCCATTTGCTCGTCTGCCATTATAATTAGTTTGAAAATTTGATAAATTGATTTTGTATCGAAGTGTTCAGCAAGAACAGGGCATTAGCATCTAGTCCCTTTTGCGGCCCCGGTGTATTTTCTACGGCAGGGGTGCTAGTCGTGGATAGTTCTATAATGTTTTGCTGTAACTGCTTGATTTCTAAAAGAAGATGCTCGATTGTTTCATCTGACGCTGTGGAATTGCGGCAGAATTTCTCCAGGGACTTATACCTGACTTCCATTTGTGCCATCAGGTCGATATTATCCTGCTCTGTGAGAGACTTTTTAAAGACTAAAAGGGGTGTTTTACCGTGAACAGCCCAACCCCCTACACTCGTTACCTCGAAGTGCTGCACCTCCAGCAAGTTCCTTCCCCCATCGGGTCTTTTGGTAGACCTCATGGTCTTAAACCCGAATGAATGCTCATTGAGTAGACCGCTTTCAGCCATCTCCAGAACATCATCGCCGAATTTGTGAGTACCCACCTTAGATTTGTAATAAGCTCCTTTGGAGTCATCCCATAGCTCCTGAATCTTGCCAATGGGTTTAGTCATGTCATGCTCGTAGACATGCTTAATGCGGGACTTCTGCTCTCTCCATGTCTTATCGAACATACCTTTGTGAGAGAGGTCTTTGATCATGTCGGGTTCCTGATAATTGGCAAATTCACCGACCATAAGGCGGGATCCTTTGTCTACGTCCTTCAGGCTGTTTTCTACAACACTCTTGTATTCAAAAACACCGGCATTGTCCATGCTATGCAATATGCATATACACAACGAGTTAATGTGTCAGTGTTTACGCCATTATTTTACTCTACACCAATATGTATGTTAGATTTCAATACGGCTGCTATTCCAGGTATATCAACCTGCCGTGGTCTCCTCATCGGGATGACAGGGGCTATATTTGTTTGCCTCATGATAAGATTACCGTTTGCGTCTCTTTTAGGTAGGTAGGATGCGTTGCACCTGCAATTTATTGTATTACCGGGGGTGGCGTTCGGATCGCCGGGGTATAACATCTGTTCCGTTCCTCCCTTCTCTACTCTTACCTCGAAGAATCCATCTTCATCTACTATTGTTCCGTTGATAAGTACATGGGAATGACGTGTACGATGGTCACGTGAGGCGTTCCACTTCTTTACGGTCTCAAAGGGCATTGTCTTGGCTGCTGCCGAATGGCCTACATTTACAGCCCTGTTTATTTCTGTTCTGGCTATGACCCTTGCCCTGCTTTCTACAAGACCTGTTTTGGATAGTTCCTTTACTGTGTCCGATATGCTGAGTCCTTCATCTGCCGCCCTTTCCAGTATCTTCAGAATGTCAGAACGCATTGTGTCCGTTATAGCTGCCACCATTTCAAGGTTGTGAATGCGTAAGTAGTCGATTACATACCTTATCCATTGCTCATTTCTTCCGAAGCCTCCCGCCTTTTGTTCAGGGATGAATCTCTTTAGTTTTTGATACTGCCTCTTAGCCCCTGGAAGCCCTGCTGTACGGTAGATCGATGTTATTACCTTAGATATGTCTTCGTTTAATAAGATGCTGTTTAATGAGGCTCTGGCTGCCTGTGGTGAGGACTGTTTGAGGATTGAGATAAACTGTTTTCTGAACTTGGTTATTATCCTAATGATGGAAGGCTCGAATTTTCTTTCGAGTGCATGGGTGAATTGAAGGTATTGTCTGCTATTGGTTGGCATCTTCTCTTACTGGGATTGCATATTTTTTGTCAAGTTTTTCTAATAGATCATTGTCTATGTAAGGTGTATAATCCTCTCGATCTTTAACCTTATCAAAAACAGCAATTATCCTTTTAGTGATTTCTTCCATAACAGCACCCTCAACCTTATCAAACATGAACGAAAGGTGTAATAAATCAGGGTCTTCATTATTCTCATTCGATTGCTTCACATACTCTTTAGTAAGGCTATGTGTATGCTTATAAAGTATGTCTAATTCTTGAAGTGATAATTCCTGTAAGTTCATACAACTAATTTACCGCTTAATATTTTCTAAATCGAATGGACTATTAAATGAAAACTCTTTTGTCTCTACCTCATCATAATATCCCGCCTTTGGGTTACCAAACGAAAAACCCTTACCCACACCCACCGTATATTCAACCGTTAATTCTTTTGTTCTTTTATCGTAAGTAACAATATCAAAAACTCCATCACAATCAACTATAAATCTGTATTGGGAACAATGGGAGTTACTAATAGACTCAATCCAGCTTTGTTTGTGTCTTCGTAATTGAAGCAGAACAGATGCTTTCAATCTTCTTTGTAGTGGGGTTAATTCCATACTCCTAAATTACAACTTTACCGCTTAATATCTTCCCCGCAAAAGCCTTCCTCGCTTTCTCGGTTAATTCCCTTGTCATCCTGCAATCCTTCTTTAATGTAGGGAACTTATCCCATGCCTTTAACATTGCTTCCAGCTCTTTACCTGAATAGGTGAGATGGATAAGGCGTAGGGTTGAGGTGCAGGGTTTAGTCCGTTGCCCTATTTGGGTGGGGGTCATAGGTATTTTCTTTTTATCATTTCCATCTCTTCCAACTCCCTATCCCATTCTGTGCCAGACACCACCTGAGTCAACACACAATTTGATTTAGTCGCATTCATCCAAGAGTGTTGCAAGGGTAGTTTCTCCCATGCCTCTTTAGTTGATTTGGCATAGACGGCAGCAAGTATAATTCCCTCGCATTTAAAATAATAGGAGTCCATACCTACAAATTTAAATCATTAATATCCTGATCCAATGGCTCGCCCATCGGTTGCGTTAATTCATCCAGTGTCTGGTAGCCTGAAGGAATAAGCCTTGCCTCTCCCATTGGCCCGCCTATTGGCTCATATCCGAAATACTGTAGCTGCTGATCAATCGTTAATCCTACCACTCCCTTCATACCCTCCGCCATTTCCTTTAAATCCCTGCTCATTTCCGGTAAACTCATGATATCACAGTCAATCAAATTAGTCTCAGGGTCTAATCCGAATTCAGGGATCAACCTTTCAGAGAGCTTATCCCTCAACTGGTAGATGTTGGGAGCGATCTTATCATACACCCAATCCCTCTTATACTGAGGGCCATTGGCATACTTGGCATCGTCATTAAATATACCATGAGGCGTTTTAAATATCCTGCACAGCCTTATAAATCCCATGTCGTACTGCTTTAGTATCTCCTGTTCAGCCATAGACATACCGATATTGTGATAACCCCATTCCCCGGAAAGTACAGCAACCTTTCCAGCCATATCCTCCGAATACATGATAGCGTCGAACTTGTCCCTCATCTCCCTTTTCTGTCCCGCATCCAACTCCCTCGCATTCTTCCAATAGGCAAACCCGTAAGCTCCCGCATTCTTATTGGAGGCCGTAACCCTTCTGTCTGCCTCGTTCATCCCCTGAATACCTATAATAAAAGATTGTAAGGGAGCCATACCCCGCATGTGCTCTAAACTGGTTGATACTTCCGCCTTATTTGCATACTTCCACATCAATACCGCATCCGCATCCCATTTGTAGGTTGCACCCATGATATTAAACTCGTAGCCCTGCACCTCGAAAGGATCCTGACCATTGCCCACTAAATTCAATTGCCACTTAGGTATGCAGAACATTTCTAAGGTCTGCTCTCCCCCTCCCTTATTAAACCACAGATTACCTTCTCCCGTCAGTTCCCTGTGTCCGAACAGGTTTTCGATCCATTCGGCCTGTGCCTGGTATCTGTTGGGTTTATTGAGCAGTTTAGACAGTGGGCTTTTGACCTCCAAATCCTCAGTCATTGCTTTTTTCAGGTACTTCCTTATCCTCATTAGCTCCATTGCCTGGTCACGGTTGCCAATGAAATGTTTAAGGATAGACTTATATTCCCTCAGCAGGGATTTCTCTTCCTTTTTAACCTGTGAGTGGTAAAACCTTATCTGCCCCGCCTTCTCAGCATTCTTTGACACAATGGAGTAAACCCCGTCATTTAAGTTATAACCGTAGTTTATGAACCGTTGCCCTCCATCGGCTGGATAAAAGGTTACGTCATTGCCTACAAACTTTAGATTGTTCAGGTCTAAAGGCTGCGCTACCTGCCTTGTAGTAAGCCCGCCTGCGGGTTGATATCCTTTGACCTCTATTGAGTTATTTAGCCTTTTCAGAAAGTTGCTCATTGTTTAGTTGTTTGAAGTAAGCTATTACATAAGTCGCTCCATTGATCCCGGATTCAAAGACTGTGTAAAAGATCAGTAACACGGAATAAGGCAGCCACAATATCCACCTTATCACCAGTAACAATCCTATCAATAACAGTCTTCCTATTACTATAGCGTTCTTCCTTGTATTCATACTACTTATATTGCCCAAAATACGGCAGGATCAGCCAGCTTTGTATAAACCCCGTACCTGATTGCATCCATAAGGTGATTATTCTTATCCTCCGGCTTGTCGGTAGGCTCTTTGTTTGCGTTTAAGGCCCAGCTATACAAATCCTTCTCCTTTGTCATATTCTCATCTGACTCCACGTAATAAACCTCCATGCTTAACAGGTAATTGATGCCAGCCCTTACGCTATCAGAACCCTTTACGCTCGGTATCACGTTCCATCCCGATAGTTTTAGTTCGGCTATACTCTTAGGCTCGGCACTATCAGCATAGATTTCGTGCCTGTTGCTCATTCCCAACTGCTCATACCTTGCTGATAGGTCGGGGTTTGTTAGCCCTGTCTGGTAAATATACTCCTTGATGTAAAGGCGGTTGTTATGGTGCTTGAGTCCCACCAAAGCGGCAGGATCGCTACTATAACCAAAATCCTGTCCAAAGAACTCGTCGTACTCCAGATCGAAATACTCCTTAGCAGTTATTGGTTTCCACGTTTTGAATATTACCCCTTTCTTCCCCTCGCTTGCCAGCCCCAATATATCCGAACAATAGTGAGCGGGGTTGTACATCGAACTATTAGGATCACCGTAAGCTCTGTACCTGCTTATTGTTGTTTGGGATAGATGGGGATTATCTTCAAAGGATGAATTAATATAAATAACACCAGGGATAGTCTTGGGAAGCAAATGGTAAAACCCCTCAAAGTTGCTTTCCTCCAGGTTAAAGTATCTTTTGATGAACCAATGATTTTTACTCGGCACGTTTGAGTTAATGATGATCAGGGCATCTTCTTTCCTGATAGAGTCGGCAAACGTGTTGAACTTATCCTCATCGTCAATATCTTCAAATTCCTCAATTACCGCTATATCCACGTCGGCTATTGATTTGAGGGATGCCTTCTTAGTTGTTGAACTGGTCTGGAAACCTTTGGTAAATATCTGCATGGTTTCCGTGTTGATGTTCTTCAGCCCTTTATCCTGCATATCATAGAACTGGGAATAATATCCGCCTGACTTCTCGTCTATCTCGGCAAACCGGCTCTTGATCTCGTGTAGTATGGATTGGGCTATCGTGCTTTGCTGATCTCTTAATACAGCGCACCGCTTTTGTTTTATGATCGCCTGTAGAATGATATACTTAGATACTTCGTAAGACTTACCGCCTCCCCTGCCTCCGATGTTAATGACCATCCATGTCCCTTTTGGTAGCTCGTACAGCACACGGAAAGGAGTTAATGGGTTTGGTCTTATTGAGATCATAAATCAATTGTGGTATGTTCCATTGGTCCTCCATCTTTACCTGTTACCTCTACCTTCTGCTTAGGAAGGCCATAGCCACGGTTAAGCAGTACCTCGGCTGCTCTTATGTCTCCTTTTGCTGCTTTAGCCCGTAATGCGGCTAATATTGCGTCTAATGCGGTCTTACCATCTTTCTCCTCTCCCATTATTTTCATCATAGCTTCCTCTATGTTCGGGAGTTTAGGTTTCCCGGCAGGGTTCCCGCTTTGTCCTTTTTTGAAGGGTTTAAGGTTTTCTATCTTAGGGTTTCTATTCACTGTTCTATCACTGAAATTTGGGGATGAAAGTTGCGCTGGGCATACAGGGCTAATTTAATCCGGGATGGTTGCCCTGTTTTGATATAAATGATTTCCAAATATCTTACAAGAGTCCTTGTGGAAATGAATAGCTTACCGGCTATCTCTTTATTGGTACAGCCTTCTAATAGGTACTTTAATACCTGCTTTTCCCTGTAGGTAAGATTATCCATACTTATTGGGAACTAAAGTTATAGTAACCAATGGGTAACCTGTTGGGTTCTACACAATTTGTTTACAAAAAGGATAGTATCTCGTCTCGTTTATTAAAGCAGTTAGTTTCCAGGTAATTGTTTATTGACCGGATGGCATAAATGGTGGCTGTATGATCCAGCCCGAATACACTGCCGATCTCACCTAACGTGCGGGTGGTTTTCCTTTTGAGCAGAAACATGGCTAAGTGCCTTACGAATACTATTTCTCGTTTTCGGCTCTTGCCTTTGAGGTCGCTGAGATCCACGCCATAGCGGGTGCAAAGCTTTTCTATGATTCCCTTTTCTATAATTACTTCATGGCTATCCTTTACATAACCTTTAAGTGTTTCATTTAAGACAGGATAAACATAATATGAAGGTCTCTCGCTCATCTTCTTTTCATTTTACTTTTATTATTCAGGGAGTTGTGATTGATTATCAGCGACATAGCTACTATCAGAGCCTGTTGTGTCACTCACTTTTACTTCCTGATCGCTATTGAGCAAAGGCATGGTAAAATATTGGTCAGCTGCTAAATCAGCTAAGTCACCCCACTCTGCACCGTCAGTACAAACCAATCCCCAATACCAGCCATAACTACCGTCCTCGTTTTCTCCGTCGAGTTTCTTTATTTCAAACAGATCATACTCATAGGGCTGATCTTTCCATTTCTTAGCAATCAACAGAAGGCATTCCTCTGTAAACTCTGGTTTGTGTTTTTGCCATTCAAAATGTTTCATTTCACTTTTATTTTAGTTGGTTTCCATCTGTAAGGGGGGTTGGGGGTTAGAGTTGGTTTAGGATGGTTCTATTATTTCTACTGCTGCCGCCATAAACATCATTATCGTTACACCATTTAAATCCGGCATTGCACAAATAGTTATAACAGATTCAAGCGTGTCTGTGTCATGGGTTTTATTCCACTGGTTTATTACCGCCTTGTAATCTGCTATTCTATTATGATAATCTTCTTTCAAAATACCCTTCGCTGTATCACGGCATCGGTACAGCTTGGCAGCCATTTTTATTTGATCTTCCATAACATTCATTTAGATTTTAGTCAATTGATTTTTTAATAGAGGAAAATGGTACACCGACATAATAAAGCGTAATTCCAAGTGGCCTTCTTACTTCGTTTACAACCTCATATTTCAGTTGTCGCAAGTAGTTGGAAAGCCTTACCGCCTCAACCCTGCTATCTAAAATCCATTCATGCGGAATAGATGGGTCTTGCTTTTCTTCACATTCCATTAGTTGCGATAAGTGGCTATTAAATTCCTGTATCATCTTATTTAGATTTTAGTTGTTCATTCTCTGCCTCAATAATTGAGTTCGTAATTAGTAACTGCGAGCTTTCCAGCGCCCGCCCTTCTATTAGCTGCTTCCTGCGTATCAAATACGCCATAAATTTTTGAGGTATTGATTCCAGTAACTACGTAAACGATTTTCTTGCTCTCCTTCTCCTCCCTTAACCGTTCTATTT